GCATAGGCATTACACCAGTCACCGGGGCAAGAAAGGACGCAAACAACCCGCGTCCGGAGAGCGAAAGAGGTTGTAACATTTGGTCCGGATTAATTCAGAATTGAGGCGGCAACGCTTGCGGTTCGCTTACCGCGCCGGACCTCTAAACCATTAAACCACACTATTATGAAAGCATTTTATTTTCTTTCGGCTGTTTGCGAATTAGGCATTAGCGATGGTATTTACATCCCCTACGGCAAAGACGAACGAATAGACGCGGCCACATTCGGGGGTTCGTTGTTTTTCGGCACGATTCCGAGGGGCTCCGATATTGTGGCAGTGTATAGCGATAGCGACAACGGGCGCGACCTTATAGCCAAAATCAAGGAAGTACCGGCGGCGTGTGTGCTAAACGATAACCAGTATATTTTTATCTATGAAATGGAATAGCCGCCGGGCCGCGGAGGTCTTTTTTTGGGCTTGCTTTATAGGGGCTCTTATTATGTCATTAATCGTAACAAGTGAATTATGAAAAATTTCAAATTTGACCTTAATGCAAAGGTAGCAATTTATGTTCCCAGCACCACGGACGTTAACGTTCCGACCGACAATAAAAAGTTCGTAAACAAAGTAATGACTAAATTTTCTGAGTGGTTCGGGGGCTGTACCTCAACTCCGGCCGTCGGGGGTTGGGTGTCGAATTCGGGTTCGCTTGTGGTCGAAAACGTGACTATCGTGTACGCTTTTTGCACCCCTGAATCCTTCGGGGAGCACTTCGAGGAGGTGTACACGCTGGCAACCGAAATCCGCGACGAGATGAAGCAAGAAGCGGTAACATTGGAGTATAACGGACAAGTCAAATTCGTGTAGCTATGGACAAGGGAATGAAAAAAGTGGTCAATCTTGTGACTAATTACATGTCGGCACTTTGCGAAACGGGGCGCGTTCCCGGTCGCGTGGATCGTAATATCGAAGCCGGGACCGCCGTCTATTTTCCGGGCGGCGGTGCGGCGGAGGTCATAGAAAGCCCGGAGGATTGCGCACGGGTATTAAACGAACATTTCCTATGACACAGCAATTAATTATTTACGCACTTAGGAACCGTATAGAATCAGGTCCGGTAGTGTAGTGTACCGGGGGCGCGAAATTGCCCGGTAGTGCGCAAATACCTGACCCCGACCCGAATGCATCAGAACTATATGAACGGCTTTTTTAAGGCGTTCCGGGTCCCGGTTTGGGTCCGGTATCGCAACGTGTTTTCCTTGAACGGACTGAAATAATCGTAAGACTATGAAAAGAGACGAAATTGCGCGGCTATTCCAAAGTTTGGCACGGTCGCTTGTTGCGCAACATCGACAACATGAACGAGAGTGACCGGGAGGAGTTTTGGATCGAATTGGAGGCGCAGAACTTTGCCGACACTATCGACGTGATTTTATACATCGAGGCATGAACGAGCGAACAGAATACGAACGAGCGAAGGCGGCCTACATTGAGGCCGTCAAACGCGACCTGCGGCCTTTGATTAAGGCGCGAAGGTATCGGGAGGCATCGGCGGTTATCCGCGAACACCCCGACATTATCGACGAATTACGAACCTATATAATTACGACAAAATGACACTGAAAAACGCGGTAACGAAGGGTGTGAAGGCGTGGCGGGATCGTCGCGTCGGGTACTGGCTTTGTATCCACCCAAAGACGGGCGAATACTACCTACTGACTTCGGCGGCTTTGGCTGAGTTGAACGGCTTGAAGGCAATGTACCGTCTTCCGGCGGTGTGTTACCGGGTTGTGTTAACGCGCGACTGGAATGTTAAATTAGGGCCGCATGTTATTGGGACCCACCTCAACACGTCCGCCTATATTAAGGATTTGGACGGGTTTTTCGACCGAATAGAGGCGAAAAACAAGGTCGAATTAAGGAAAGCAATCAAAATCTTTATGACCTTCAAAGAAGCGAAACAATGCACACTGAAACGGTAACTATTTACAGCTACTCCGAACTTTCGGAGGAGGCGAAGGCCACGGCTTACAAGGCGCGGGAACCCGACTATGCGTTCGAGGCCGACAACCGCCGCACGCTGGAGGCGTTCTGTACTGCCTTCGGAATCGAGGTGACGGAGTATGTATACAATTCCTACTGCCATTCGTTTCGGTGGCGGGCGAAAAACGAGGGGGACGAAGAGATAACGGATAATGAATATATCCGGCACTGCTTGTCCCTCTTCGAGCCGACCGGGTTTTATTTGGACGAGGTGATCCTCGGCCCGGCCAAACAACCGACCGAAGGCAAGGTTTTCGGCAACGTCATCGAGGAGTGTTTAGAGGCGTTTTTCTCGGCGTGCTGTGAAGACGTCAAATATGCGGAAAGCCAAGAATATTTCGCGGACTTCGCGGAAAATAACGAATTTAAATTTTACGAAAATGGTATTTGTATACGACATCGGTAAAAGCCGCTGGCAGGCGGACTTCGGCCGCGAAGCGCTGGAGTTCGGGCGCGATCACTTCACCATCGACACCGGAAACTATCTTATCACGGTGGACCCGAAGAGATACCGGATTTTCGACCGGGCGGCGGGGAAACCGCTCGTGAACGGAGTGGTCCGGATCGACGAACAAGACATGAAGGATATTTTGGCCGCCGCGCCTAAGAGCCAACGCGGATGGATTCGAACCCGGCTCGGATATATGGTAGTAGTATGAAGGCATACACAAGCATCCGCGAGGCCGTAAGCGATTTGAAGGCCCGCACCGGGCACGGCTATGTCTCCTATTTTGTGAACGGTACGCAAGTAGGAGCCGCCGACTACCGAATGGCAGAAGGCGAGGAAACGATTTACCGGAGCGGTTTCGAAATAAGAGCAGAAAAACATGACACGAGAAGAATATCGCCGAACCGTTAAAAGCGGTGGCATGTACACGACGCGCGACGTTTACGGGAACCCGCGCTTTATTATCCACTTCCTCGATCTGGTCCACGAGGATCACCCCGGCGACCATGTGGACAAAATGGAATCGGCCCGCCGGATGGCGAACAAGCATGGAGGGAGACGGTACCGCGGCCGGGTCTTCGGCGGGGGTTTTGTCTTCCAAGTGTACGGGCTGGATTTGTTAATCGACGAACTCTACAACGACATCTATGGAAAGGATCGCTAAATACGAGACCAACGAGGTGGAGCGAGATCGGGGACTGGGTCCTCGACAACCTCAAGACATTCAAAGAATTAATCGACATTAACAACGAACTGAACGATGAAACAGACGACTGAGAAGATCATTGCCGCCGCCGAGGAGCGGGGCTGGATCAACGAAAACGAAATTTTGCTCCTAAAACGGAGGCGCAACCGGGGTGAGCGAATCCAGATCGAGAACCCGATCCCGGTCAGCTATGACCAAGCGCAAAAGGGGTTCGCGTGGTTGTGGGACAAGTACCGGATACCGAGGGGTGCCGAGCGCAAAAATAACCCCTTCACGAATCCGGAGGAGAAGGCGTTGGAGTGGGCAAAGATGCACGGGGCCCGGTTCACCTTCAACGGCTTCTACGGAACCGGAAACAACTGGCATGAACCTATTTACGAACTTATCACGCCGATCTGCGACATACAATATATTGTCACCCTCGGCCAATTCCAAAGAGCATGAACACAAAATCCTTTTCCGAGGTTGCGAATAAAGTAATGGCCCGGATAAAAAGAGTAGCGATGTACGAGGGGGTAGTCACTGAAATATTGAGCCGCGTTTTGGGCGACGAAGACATCCCGACCCCCTGCATCGAGGTAGACACGGACGAAAATGTGAACCTTGTGTACGAACTCAAAGAGGCACCGAAAACCAGTCGGATAACGATACTTGCGGCCGTGTTCCCCAGCATGACGAACAAGGGCGGCAACAAACTCAAAATATATTACGATGATATTTTCTAAAAACGAGCAGGAGTTCATAGTCGAACAAATGCGGCGCGTCGGTATCGAAGTGTACGCGGCAACGGAACATTTCGTGACCTGCAAGGGGGCTTCGTGGGTTCCCTATGCGGTCGCGGTGGCGAAACGAGCGAACGCAAAGGTAGAAGTCTTCAAAGAGCCTACCGGATGGTTCTGCTACAAGTTCCAGCCCGATCTCGGGTCGTGGACGTGTGTAGACTCCCACCGTATCACCTTCATGCGGCACAACAAGATCGAGAAGCGTTTCGAGCGTCTCCGGGTCAAGGACGTGGACGACAAATACACCCGGTATATCAATCGGGACCGAACCAAGAGCGGCGAGTATTTGCCACTGAAACTCAACCGCCTGAACATGATTAACTCCGAATCGTGGGAGCACTCCGAGATCGAAGAGGCGGCCGTCGAAGCGTTTTTGAAGGACAACGGCGATTCCTACATCATGGAGGAGATGATCCTCGCGGCAAACTTTCTTATGCCATGAAGAAATTCATTACATTGCCGGAAGAGTGCACCGACATCCGAGCAAGTAACTACAACTGGCGTTTCAAGTTCCTGCACTTCTACCGCGACGGCGACCGATTCGGTTACGTCGAGGTAGGTGACGAGCACCACATTGAGGAGTACATCCCGGCATTTCGAAACACGCAAGACTTACAGATGAAGTGCTTCAAGTGTTTCGGGAACCGGGTGAGCCTCAACAAGACGAAGGAAATTTACAAGGGCATCGACAAGGTGGCGGAGACCGTGCAGGACTTCGCCGACCGGAAATGGCCAGAATACCGCGCCGCTGTACGGGCGGCCGAGGAGAAAGAAGCGAACGAAATTTTAAATCAGATACTATGCAACATGTAGAGATCGGACAGAAAGTTGTCCGGAGCAAAGGGGATTATGTTGTCGGCCGGATCGGAGAGGTCGTGGAGATCGACAACGAGAAGAAGCGGGCGCGGGTCTACTGGCTCAGCGAGAACCTGCGGACGTGGGTGAAGTTCGACGTGATCGAGGACATCAACGTCCCCTACATCATCACGCACACCGGGCGGTTCCCGAAATACGAACGGCGATGAAACGAAGCATCGTGCGGCGTACGAACGTGGACTTCTGTAAGCGTGTAGAGGTCTGGCAAGGGTACAGAATCATCGACCGATACCTAACCATTCCGGGCTGGAAACTGGAAGGCTTCACGGCGGTGAACCCGAGAACGGACACTCCTATCTTCGGCAAGACGTGGGGTAACAATTACGAGGGTTTTCTTTCGAACCTTGCCATCCAAAGTCCGGACAAGTTCCCGCCCGAGATCGCGTGGCGACGGTATCTGGACTACTTCTGCCGCCAACGAATACTTCCCGGTCCCGTGATAGCAAAAGACTACGAGGAGGCCATGCAATATGGCGAAGTGTCGCATCATTACGAACTGAGCATTGAAGGCCACACCGCGACCGTGACCTTCGACAAGTACTACACATTTAAACTGACAAAACTATGACACTGAATCAAGCGATCAAGACGCTGAACATCGAGGGCCGCCGACTGACGGTCCCCAGCGTCCGCAAACTTACCGGAATCAAGAGCGACACGGTGATCCGGGCCGCGATAGACAAATTTAAGGCCGATTTGAGCCGCAAAGAGAAAGAAAAGGAGGAGAAGTCCCAGATGAACGTGAAGTGCGCTGAAATCGTCGTAAGATGGCGAAAAAACCGCACATGGGGATCGACCTGCACCGCCGAGGCAAAGGTAAAGACCGAGAACGAAGAGTGGCATCACTACACCTCTCCGGTCGTGATCGGTTGCGGGTACGACAAGCATTCGCAGGCCCTCTCCTACGTCTTCAACGCCTTTTTCAAGGGCATGATCTGGCGACTGACTCCGGCAAAAGTTCGGCGTCGGGCGGAGAAAATGGGACCGTACTACACCTCGCGTGGTAAAGGCAGGTGGGTAGGAGTCCCGTATGCCATTTGCATCAGCGACTATGGCCGCTACTGGCAGGGAGCCATCGGGACGGGTCCCTATATGGAGGCCGTGGAATTTTTGGGTGGCAAGATGCGGCATACCTACTGCTCGGACGACCTCGACATCTGGACAATAAAATTCTAAATATATGCTGACAATCTTAATCTATGCCGTCGCGTTCCTGACCTTCGGGTCGGAACTCTTCGGCAACTACGACGGAAAAAAATGAAAATCGGAGATGTTTATATTCACACGATAACCAACACCCGGCTCCGGGTCGAGGAGATCGTGGATGAACGAAAGGGGGATTTTACGGCGTACTTGAGACCCGAAGACCCGACGTGCAGGAGCATGTACGGGTATATGGCGGATCACGGACGCTACCCCTTTCCGGTGAAATTTGTCGAGGAGGAACTCGAAAAAGAAAACGGATCGTTTAAACGAGGATAGCCATGAAGGTAGGAGACACTTATATGTACTTGCCCGAGGAGGTCATCCTGCGGGTGAACAAGATCGAAGGAGATACGGTTTTTATGGGCCCGAAATACCGCTGTCTTCGGTTCTTATGGAGCGGCAAGAAGGGCTACCCGTTCAGAATCGACCATGTAGAAAACGAACAAGGACCATTTAAAAAGGTGAAACAATGAAATTAAACGGAAAAATCATGCACTTCCATCCCAGCAGGCCCGACCGCTTGCTGGGGTTCAACCAGTCCGGAGAACTTTGGGCCGTGGTTGGAAAGATCGAGTTCGCCAAAACCAGACCGCTGGACGGCTGGGTTCGGCTGTACGGCGACGATAGCGCCACAATCACCACCATCGAAAAAAACGAGATCGGAACGATCAAGGTGCGAAAAGGGTTTTCGGTGCAGAAATCCATCATCGAGACTGTTGTCGAAGAGAGAATATTCGTCGCCTACTACAACGACCCGAAGGAACGGGCCAATGTGAGGTACGAGTTCAAGCTATCGAATCCGTGCGAAGACCCGATGATGCGCAAGTACATCGAGACCCACATCGACGAACTGATCTACATGTTGCCCGGAGGCGGCATTACCTTCATGTATAACCCCGATGATAACCGGACGGTCGGTTACATCACAAGAATCGAGTAAATTATGGCAACGTTTTTAAGCTACATCAACAACAACGAACTGCTGGGCCGCCGCTTCGTGGCGAAGTGGTGGGACGCAGACTCGATGTCCTTCTCAGAGCACGAATTCGCTTTGGGCGACGAAGTGAGCGACAACAACGATTATGAGTTCAAATATGCGCTGGCCGACGAGATCGACGAGATCATCAAATTGGAGATCAACGATACGCACTTCATGTCCTTCAACCGGGATGATGACCGACACAAGGGCGTCGTCGTAAGGGTGTCGTAAAGGAAAAGGTATTATAATAAGGGAGTTTTAACTTGCAAATTAAAAAATAAACATTTATCTTTGCGTCATGGAAGGAGGATTAACATTCACGATAGGTAAGGGCTTCGGCCAGATGCTCCAGCGGATTGCGTGGGAGAAGTTGACGGAAAAATACAATCCGCGAGAGGCTGTCGAAATCATCACCAAGTCTCTACCGGGGTGCACCGAAGGCATGGCCGTCGATATTTTGGACGGCAAGATCATCCTCGGCAAAGACGAGGCGATGCAGGAGGTAACGGGCACGCCCGGAGCCGGAGGAAAGTTCAATGACTGGATTAGGGCCCAGCGCGTCCTGTTGGAAGAAGAGGCGAAGGAGTGGGTAGAGGTTCTAGAACGGCTCCGGCAGACCATCGCGGACGCTGGCGGCAAGTTCGAGTTCACGGTGCGATACCCGGAACTTGTCAGCTACATTTCCGGATGCGAGGACGCGGGACTTCTCGACAATCCGCATTCCGACACGGTCGAACAGATCAAGGGAGTGGTGAAAGGAGCGAACGGCTTCTTTGTAAGGGTTGGCGAAGTGTACAAGGTTATCGTATGGATGTGCGATGCGCTGAACACGTCCCGAGTGCTCTTTTCCGATTCCGTTCTTCGTGTACGAACGATCCTCGATTCCCTCGCGTGCTACGATCCCGAAGTAGAGGCTTCCATCCGGAAGCAGGACTTCCAGAAGCAACGGCTGTCGGAGTTTATGGAGAACGAAATGAGAATAGAAGAGTACCACAAAACCGAGTTGGAGCCCGTGGAGATCACGGAGGGGTACGACGCCGGATGGCTGTCGCCCGAAGGAGACTTTTATGGCCTCAACGGGAGCACA